TTATGGGTGCGAGGCGATCAGTTGCGCGCCCTTTACGGCCACGCTGGTTACCGGGTTCAGATTGCGGTAAATGATCACACCATTGAGCCCGTAGCCGAGCAGCCGATCGTACCAACGCGGCTTCGTAAGCTGGTTGATGTTTCCGGTAATGCCGGCCACGTTGGTGCCTATGCCCTGCCACGTCGCGATGCCGGTCGGCAGAGCGTTCCGGAAGTCGAGTGACACCTGGGCGAAGTTGCCCGCGGCCCGCTCGATGCTCTTGGACGCCCCGACGTAGCGGTTGAAGAAGCAGTCCGGGTTGTACTCGCAGTCGAGGAACAGTGGGGCGGCGTCATCGACCTGCTTGGTGAATCTGGCGGCGTGCGTCACGACCGGCTGGAGGTCGCCGCGCAGCTCCTCGACCTCCCCCAGCGCGCCGTCCACGCGCTCGAGCGTGTCACCCACGCGCCGATCCGCGGTGGTCCGGATGGCGCCTACCTCAGCCAGCGCAGCGGTCCGGATGGCGGTGACCTGGCCCATGACGTCCTGGCGCAACGCGGCTACCTGCCGCTCCGTCCGGCCCAGGAGGTCCTGGCGGGTTAACGTGATTTGGGAGGAGAGCTCCTGACGCAGCGCGGCGACCTGGGCGGCCAAGCCCGCACCTCCGTCCCGCAGGTCCCGAGAAATGGCCACGGGTAGCGCACGGGTGGCCTTTGTGGCGGCGTGGAGCAGGAAGGTGGCTTGGACTACCAGACCGGTTACGGCGGCCAACAGGGCGCAAGTGAGCGCGAGTTTCAGGCGGTTGAGGAACGGCGGCGGGTCCGGCGTCCAGAGTGGGTACAGGCGGCCCGGTTCGTAGGGCGGCGTCCCGCCGGTAGCCGCGGACGGCGTTGGGGTCTCCCGGTCAGGCATTGGGACCTTTCTGGCGCGCGGCGGCGATGGCGCGCGTCACGTTCTGCTGGTGGGCGATCAGCGTCACCAGCGTGGCGTAGCCGGGGTCGGTGGCGTATTTCGCAGCCACCGCACAGATCAATTCGTCGAGGTTGTGGTCCTGCAGGTATTGCGCCCACGCGGCCTTGTACGGGTCGGCCGTGGTGATCAGCGCGGCATAGTCGGCCGCCGACGCTTGGATGGAACCGTAGTCGGCGAACGCCAGCGTCTCGTCCTCCGGCTTGCCCTCGACGACCTCGACAGTGGGGTCCTGGCATGACTGCGGGTCGCGCGGGTTCGCCTTCATCCCAAAATAATTTGCATTGCCGCACGGTTTCGCTCCCCAGCGCGACTCGACTGCCCATTGCGCGACCATCATCGGCGCCGGGCAGCCGGTAGCCTCCTCCAGCGCAACCGCGATCTGTGCGATCTGGGCCAGCCGGGCCTGGCGGTCGGTATCCTCGGACATCTGTCCTCCTGCAGGATTTATCGACTGCTTCCGGCCGGACGCTACATCGATGCCGCAGCGGTCGCCCTGCCGCGCCCCACAAGGCTGCCAGCGAGCTGCCCTGGCCCGTAGTTCGCGGTGCCGACCGCCCCCGATGCCATGATCGGAGAGCACGAGCCGATCAGGTGGACGGTCGCACCCGCTAGCCCGCTGGCCTGCGAATCGCCCTCGACCGATTCGGCATCGTAGATCGCGAGGCTCACGTACGCCGCAGCGCTGCCGCCCTCGCACGAGCCGGTTGCGACGATGGGCGAGAACACCTGGGCCCGGGCGAGGCTCGACCCGCGCAGCGCGGCCACGAGGCGCAGCATTGCGTAGGTGGCCACGGCTACCGCGGACCCAGGGACCTCCGGCGTCGTGACGCCCTCGCCCAGATAGACGCACTGCGTATCGCAGTCCAGCTCTGGCGATAGACCGTCGGCCTCGCCTGTCGTTGCGGTCGAGAGCTCTGAGGCTGAGGTGCTGCTGCTGCCGCCCTCGGTCGAGCCGCTGACCACCACCAGATGCGCACCCTCGACGCCGGTGGCAGTGGAGCCGCCGGAGGCCGCGCCGGTGTCCGTGAATTCCTGCGCGGCGAGCCCGGCGAGCAGACTCGCACCCTTGAGCATAGCCGCGATCAGGAACGAGATGCTGACTCTCGCCGCCGCATAGCCGTGGCCGGTCGCGGCGGCGTGCACCCAGGCCGCAAGAAAAGCAGAGGCGGCCGAGGAGCCCAGGAGCGCGCCGGTGGCGTAGACCAGTAGGACACCGCCCCCGCCAGTGGTCTTGAAGAAGGCCTCCAGGATCGTGATCGTATCAAGGAAGCTCTCGTGGTAAGCGCGGACCGTGCTGATAGTCTCCAGCAGGTTGAGCGCGTCCGCCAGGGAAGCGAATTGCGCGTGCGATTTGCCGAAGATATCCGAGAGGTTGATCGTGTCGGAAAAGTTCGGTGTCTGGTTGTGAGTCAGGCTGGAAATGTCCGAGAGGGCGAATGTGTCCGACTCATTCAAGAAATGGAGTTGCAACGTGGCGAAGACATCCGCCAGGGAGAACGTGTCCGTGGGTGCGGGCGGAAAATATCCATGCGTCGTGCTGAACGTTGGTTCCAGCAAAGAGAACTGATCGGCGACGACGCCGCGGGCAGTTGCTTTCTGGATTGTGTCCAGCAACGTGAAGGGGTCCGAGAAAGAACCCGGCGCGTGGGTGTGCGCCGGGCTGAAAGATTCCACCACAGCGAACGGATCGACCGGCAGCTTGCCAGGCTTTTTAGAAAACACATCGGCAAACACGCTGGTGAATGAATCGGACAGTGTGGGGGAAACGTGCCCGTGGTTCTTTGCAAAAACGTCCGCGAAAACGGAATAGATCCCGGTCTCGCCCGCGAAGGAGCGCGCGGTCGTTTTCGCCACTTGATCAGAGACAGAAAATTGGTCGGAGAGAGCTAGCGGAACGTGAAAGGGGGTGACCGTCGGCATGACGTAGGCGACAAGGCCTATAAAGGAGGATGTGGGCGTGTACGTGAAACTATCGGTATGGGAGCCGGGATTGCCGGAATTGATGGTGTAGTCCATGATCCCGCAAAAATTCATGCTCTGCCCGTTGAACGCAACATGGCCGCCGTTACCCCACATCAGACCAACCGTGGAAGCCGTCGTGGCACTGGCTACGATGAACATTTCCAGTTCGTTGGCATTGGTTGGCTGCGCGGCACTCACGCTGGCGGTGCCTACGGCGCTGCTGGAGTAATTGAAAGAGGTAACCGAATCGAACGGGTTTCCGGTAGCCGCGCCGGAAATAATCAAGAACTGAAGCACGAAATCGACTTGGCTTCCGAAATTGAACGTGACGGAAGTTCCGGTCGTACCTGTGGGTTGCCCTGCGGTGACCCACGCGTGGTACAGGCCGCTTTCGGAGGTAGAAACTGGGCCGGCGTAAAACGTCATGTTCGTGCAGGTGGGGTAGCCGCTCTGGAACCCATTCGCGCTGTTAGCTGCGGCGAAAATGATGAGGGTTTGACCGGGAGACATCGCGGGGATCGTGAAGCCAGATCCGCTGGCAATGCCGGAACCGCCAGACGTCCACCCCTGCACGATGGAGATGGCCCCAACCGCCGGCGCGTTCAACGAACTCGTGAACGACTCCACCATGGTGTAGGCGTCCAAAAACGTGGAGCGACTGATCGCCTTCGAAATGCTCTCAACCAGTATGAATGGATCTGAAAATGCCTTAGCGTTGATCGTCTGCGTTGCCAGGAACGATTCCGTGATGGTAAACGGATCTTTCGGCAGCTTGGCAGGATTCCTTACGATTCCCAAATCCTGAAAGGAAAATGTTTCGGTAAAAGATTCGCCCGGCAGTACGCGATGCTGGACGAAGGTATCGGAAAAGACGCTGGTAAAGGGGTCGGAGAGACTGCTTCGCGCGGTACTCTTCGCAATGGTCTCCGTGATCGGTAGGGGGTCGGAGAAAGTTTGGTTATAGGAATCGCCGCCGAGAGAGCCTTTGAGAATGAATACTATTCCAAAATAAGGCGGCGATCCTGTAATCGCTCCGTTGATGTCTTCCATCCGGATACTGAAATTAGAAACTGCGGAGGTGGCGACTTCTGCCGCCCACCCTTGATCGGTTTGGCCAGATGGAGACCACCCTACGAACGTCTGCGAATAATAAGTCCCGCCCAAAGCGGAGGACAAGCTGCTGGCCATGGGGGCGGAATAATCCCACCAGAGGCACGCCAAAAGGGCATCGCCGGCGTTGCAACTGATTCCGGTAACGACAGTTTGATTCGTGTTTTCCGGAAAACTGCTTGGTAGATTCCCGACTCCGGTGTATACCCCGCGTATCATGTTCGGCTGACTCACGAAACCCTGCCAGCGCGATATTGTGCCCACCAGAAAACACGAAACGTTGTTATGCACAGTAATGGTGGTGCCCGGAGTGCCTGTGGCGAACCCCACCCACAGCTCTATCTCGCAGTTGTTGGTCGAGTTGACCCAATCCGTGAGGTACGTCCACGTGACGTTCGTTTGGGTGATGCTGGTAAAATCGCTGCCGGTCGACCAGCCTGTGAGAACTGCAAAGAAGACATCAGAACTGGTGAGCGTGCCGCCAATCGTAATATTCATCGACGTGGCATTGGCGTCGGTGGCGTTGTCCCCGACGTTGCCACTCTCGTAGGTGATGGCCATTCAGTGGCTCCTACGTCTGATATTTATGCGTGACGGTAAGCTGATCGGTCGAAACCACGTTGACAGCGGAGAACGACTGGTACGCCATCATGTTGCCGCCCGACGATGCGTTGTCGATGATGCACTCCTCGGTGACGGCAAACGAAGAGGTAAAGGTCCACGTCTTCACAAGCTGCGTCGTGTCGTTGGTGACGGTGGTGGTCACCTGCGAAGCGGTCGCGGCGCCGCGTGAACCACCGCCGGTGGTGATTTCGGATGCCAGGGCGGTCGCGGTCGCGGGGGTGCCTTGGGTACCGATCCCGATCGCCAGATTGACCATGGCGTTATAGGAGCCTTGGTTCGAGATGCGGCCGTTTCCGGCGGCGTGTCCTACGTTCGTGATGGTGTTCGCGCGCACCAGCCGATCGGTCCAGTTCCCCAACAGGAACCAGCCCTTGAGATCCATCCCGAGATGGCGACGGATGTACCGGCCAAGGGCGTTCTCGGCCCACAATCGTTTGCGGCGCCCATTGGCGTCCAGGACGGCAATTTCCGTCCAGCCATTGAGCCGCATTTTAGTTTTTAACGTCATTGATCGGTACCTCCTCGTGAAAGTTCAAGTTGTAGTGTTGGCCGATCGCAGCAATTGCATCGTTTGCGGTGTTTTCGTCTGCTGCCTTCTTCTCGGCTTCCTTGGCCCACTGCGCGGTGAGCTCGAGGTCGTTCTGCATGACATCGGCCTGCTCCTGGTAATACTCCGGGCGCGTGTTCTCGGGTAGATGGGCGTACTGCTGCGAGTGGACGGTCTTGCCAGAGTCGTCCAGGAAATCAACCTCCGCCGCGACGTGAAGCGCGGGCTCGCCCGTAACCGGGTGGGGAAGGTACTTCTTAGTAAGTGCGCGAATAGCAGCTTTCATGAGTTTTTAAGTCTCCGTAACCGTCAAGCCACCGGTGGCGAACGTGAGCTGGTCACCGGTATTGATGGTCTTTGATGCCGTGAGATTGCCGTACCACAGCATGTTTCCGAGCTGGTCGAACAGTGCGAACGCCACGATGGTGCCCCAGGGCGCGGCAGCCTGCGGGAATGTCACGGAGGCGTTGTTGCTGATCGTCCCATTGGCTGGCGAGGCGAACGTGCCTGCGGTGCGCGCGTAGCCGCTTGATCCGTTGCTGACTTCAACCCCGCCGCCGCCAGGACCAGGCGACGAAGTATAGAGTGCAACCAGGATCTGCGTCGGTGACGTGTACGCGACGCCATTGAGGACCGCACTGAGAAAGGTGTTGTCAAGATAGTAGCTCTTTGCCATGAATTACTCCTCAGAAAGCCAGGGCATTCGGGCCGGCGACGGTGAAGCCGGCTGTCGTTCCGCGCGTGGCGTCGATGACGTTGAAATACAGATAACTGCCCAGCGTTTGATCTGGCATTGCGTTCAAGAACAACGCGAGGCCCGTGTCGCGCGGGATTGCATTGCTGCCGGACGGCAGTGGGATGCTAGGCATGCCCTCGACGTCGGTCGCCCAGGCCATCTGGTTCATGAACGAGATCGCTGCAGGGTTGTCGATGGGAGTGATCCCCACGTACGGGCCCCAGTTGGCCGCAGCGCCCATCGCGGGGTTCGTCCAGTCGACCAGCAGCGCGCCAGCCCGGATCGTAGGCGTGCTGCCTGCCTGTCCGGTCAGGAAGCCGCTGCCGGGCAACGCGCCCCAGTAAGTCAGGTCGCCTGTCGAAGTGAGGAAGATCCCGAAGAAGAGCGCCGTTGCCCAGTTGCCGGTTGCGGTCCAGGAGATCGCGCTGGTGTTCGACGCGCACATGTTGAGGACCGGCGAAAGAGTGATTGACTGACGCGCGTAGCCGGGCGCATTCACGCCGCTCAGCTCAACTCCGACGCCATTGCCCGCAGGACTTTGGCTGAAGAGCCCGATCTGCAGCGAGCTTGCGAGCACGCTGAGGAGATTCGCGTTCTGGTAAAGGTACGCCTGGGGCATGGCTATGCGATCTTGATGAGTAAGCTGGGCGTGGTGTTCTCCGAGATGGCGAGCCACGTTCCGCTGTCATACGAGATCGTGGTGCCACGCGGCAGGGCCTGATTCAATACGAGCGCGTCCCACATGTAGCCGCACGCGCGCTGGTTGCCCGTCTGCGAACCAGTCGATCCGGTCTGGTATGCCATCACGCGCGGCTCGTAAAACTCGACGGAGCCGTCGAACCAGGTCGCGGCAACCGACGTGTAGCCTCCAGTGCCGCTCGCAAACTGCACGATTCCCCAGAGGTTCCACGCGCTCGATCCGGTGTGGCCCGCTCCGTTTAAATAGCTGAACGAGCCGCTCATTCCCGGGAGCCCGGAGGCGGAGCCAAAAAGCCCGGTGCTGCCCAGCGTGTCATTGCCGCCTGTCGAGCCATACGCGATAAGGAACGAACTAATCAGGCCCGTGAGATTCGACGGCAGGTACGGCACGCACCAGAAGTAGCTGCTCTGCGCGGGACACGGAATCGTCGTGCGAACGAGGTAGAAATAAAAGCCGGTGGCGATCAGCTGATAGGTGAAGCCCGCACCACAAGCGATGCTCACCGGCGACTGGTTCTGGTAGCTGGAGGTGCCGACGTTGGTCGTGGAGAGCATGCTCGCGGCCTCCAGGATGGCGGGGGCCGTGCCTGAAGTAGCGGTGCCGTTGTAGAGCCACAGGTCGCCCTGCAAGCCCTGCGGAGTGGCCGCACTGCGTACGCGCCAGATACCGTTCGACGAACCGGACTGCACGAGCGACCAGCCAGCAGAGATTAGCGCGTTCACCAGCGCTTGATTGAAATTCGTTTGCGTGCTGCCATCGATGGTCGTATTGAGAATGGTCTGGCCGCTATAGATGACGCTCATTGCAATGTCTCCATTTCAAGAACCACGCTGTAACCGGTGCCGGTGCCGGATCCTGAAGGGCCGCTCAGAATGTAGGGTCGCAGCAGGTCGCCCGGCTCAAACAAAAGGCCGGGCGCGAAGGTCTGACTCGCGAGGGTGCCGCTGATCGTCGGCTCGATGACCGGCTGCCCGCCGGCAGGGAAGATCGATGTCCAGGTTGAGACGCCTGGACGCAGCACCTGGATGTCGAGCGTGACGTTCGCGAGGGGCGGCTGCTTGACCTGGACGTAAATCGCCCTCGGCTGATTATTGCGGACCACCAGATAGTAGCCGCCAAAGTCGCGTCCCAGGGGCGGCGATGAGATCAGGCCGAAGGCCATCGTGGCGCGGTCGAACGATGGCGGCGTGATGCTCGCCAGGGCCAGCACGCACTGGAAGCCGGTCGCGAAGCCCGGGCCCACGCCGGTCGAGAGGATGTCGAGGCGCAGCAGGTTGGTGATCGCGAAGCCGCTTGTGGGCGCGAAGTCGTTCGAGGTGGTCGGCCCGGAGGCGGTCATGCTGATCGGGTTATTTAAGATCGAGTTCCACGTGTTGCCGCCATCCTGGCTGAGCAGGATGTCGAACGTAAAAGAGCCCGCCGCCGGTGGTTGCGCCAGGAAAGCATACAGGGCCGATGGCGTCGCCGCTTGGGAGATGATGTGGCGCGTGCCCTTGTCGACGCCCGGCAGGATCGGATTGCCGAAGCCCGAGAAGAACGTGGCCTTGTTCCCGAGCGCATCGCTCGCGGCGAGCGCGCCGCCCACGTCGCCCAGCGAGGCCGCGCCGGGCCCGTTAAGCTGAATCCAGTCCGATGGTGTCGGCGTCATTGTGCGGGCGCTTTCAGGTAGAGCGTGCCGCGCGCAGGGCTCATATCGGTGAGCAGCCAGTACGCGCCGGAGGGGCTGATGACCTTCACATAATTGATATCGGGTGAGTTTTTGTGGCCGTAAAAGTTTTGATTGGGCACCTGCCCGGGCCGCTGGAGCGTGAACACGAGGCAACCGGGTATGGAGACGCTCGCATTTGCGGCATGCAAAGCCTGCGTCGTGCCCAGTTGGCCGGGGACGACAGTGAGGTTGGGCGTGCCAGTGCCCGCCGTCACCAGGAAGGACTCGCTGTCAACTGTGAGGTATGTACCGTTCGGTTCCGTGTAGTTGGAATTCAGCACCAACGCTGTTGCGCCCGCCGCGATACCGGCATTTAACTGGCTCGTGGCGCCGGTGACGTGCGAGGTATCGAACTGCACGGTGCAGTGGCTCGCCAGTTGCGTCATGCTTTGGCTGACGGTTACAGTCCCCAAGCTGCCGTAAATCCAGTCTTCGCGGACCGGAGCGCTTCCATCGTCGGGCGATTCGTTGCCGTTCACGTCGACGGTGAAGCCGGCGATCAGCATGGGCTGCAGGATGAAGTTCTGGGTCGGGACCGAAATCGTGACGGGCGTCGTCGGCACCGCGTTGCCCGCCGCGCTCGAATCTGATTGGTACGCCCAGGTGGGGCCTTCGACGATCCATATGGTCGTGATGTCCATCAGCAGCGGCGGCTGGAAGGTTAGCTGGGTCGCCGTGTTCGCGGTAATGGTGGAGGGTGGCTGGTTGCGCCCGGTGCCCTTGATAATCCGGATAAGATTCCCGACTTCCGCGCCCGGCGTCATGCCACCGTAACCGTTGGCGATGTTCTGATATCCGGTATCGGTGACCGAGGAAACGAGAGTGGGGTTCGCCGTGAGCGACGTGCCCACGTTGCGGATCACCACCGCGTCGCCCACGAGCACGATGGTGCTCGGGTCGCGGTCGAGCGTCATCGCGCCGGTGGTGTTGTCGAAAGCGGTGATATTGAAGCTCGCAAACGGCGTCGGCGCGTTGGGCCGGCCTACGCAGGAGAGTATGCGGCCTACCGGAGTGAAGGTACCGCCGGGATCGACAAGGCCGCTGCAGATGACGATGTTGACCGCGACGCCGGTCACCGCCAGCCCGGCAACCCCGGAGTGAACGAGCAGTTTCGCCTTCACCCGCACCCGGCTCACGTAAGGCGTCGGCAACGCCCACGTGGAGCGAGCCACCGGGCCGTTGAACGAGATGGAAGCCGGACCGTACGTCGTGCCGCCGCCGGTCGGCGTCAGCTCGCCGGTCATCTGCTCGCAAATCAAGTCGTCCTCGACGCCGATGAAAAGCACGAAGCTGGCAAGGCCTGTAATCGCCGGCCATGTGATATCGTTCAGCGTGAAGCTGTCGGTCCCGAGGATGCCGGTACCGAGGACCGCGATGTTCGAGGGCGCCGATGGCAGGCCGTTGGCGTCGAGCGCGCAGATCGACAGGTACAGCGTTGCGCAGGGGGGAACCGATCCGCCGGTCGAGGACTGCGCAATAGATCCGATAGCGGGAGCGCCCGCGCCCGTAGGGCTGAACTGCGTTACCGGGAGCTTGCCGGTAATCAGCATTAAAGCCTGTTGACTGCCGTCCGAGAGGGTGCTGTACTCCTGGTCCGAATCGAAGGTCCACTCGCCCGGAAAGAGCGCGTCGTTGGCGGCAGCCTGGATTTGGTATGGAGCCCACGCCGGGCCGAACGGGATGGGGTAGAAGATCGGTGGCGGTGGCGCAGGCGCGACGTCGACGGGCTTCGGGCCGACGACCAGGTCGTACATCGATGTGGTCACCGTGCGCCCTTGGATCTCGACCGACCAGTCCTTCTTGAGCGCCCACCGCTCGATGCGGAAGCACATCGTGATGACGTGGAACGCGAGCCCGGTCCCGCTGGGCGGCGCGGGCGACGTGGTGATGGTGGACCCGTCGCTCGCGACGGCGGTGATCGTCACCTGCTCGCCGCCGATCAGGATTACCTTATCGATCAGTTCGGTATCGCCCGAAGGTGTGCCGGCATACGTCCATGCGTCCCCGCTCACCCAGGTGGCGGTGGCTCCCGCTACATTGCAGACGCCGCGCGCGCCGGGAATGTCGGGATCGGTCATCGAGACGACCTGCCCGACCTCATTTCCGAGGCCCAGGAGCGTCGTCAGCCAGGAAGCCGTTCGCGCGTTACGCCACTCCATCGGGGTAACGCCGCCAACCTCCTCGCGCGTCCTGGTGGCGGCAACGCGCAGCGCCTGGCTCAACGTCGAGATGCCGACAGAGTGCATCTGGCTCGTGAGCGGCGCTCCCTGCCGGCCATAGTAGGCGGCGTGGCTCTTGTCGCAGTACTCGGCGGTGTTGGCTTGGAACTGATATGCGACATCGGCATAGCTGATCACGAGGTGCTCGAACGCCGCGGTGACGGGCGTGAGCTTAAGGCTCTGATACAGCCGGTTCGCGACAGTATAAGCGTCGACCGCGCTGGCGTTGACCCGGATGCCGAGCTTGAGCGCCCCGAATTCCCAGGTGTAGAAGCCCAGGCAGCAGTTGAGGACCTCCGTCACCCAATCGCGGAACGGCTTCTGGCTCCCGATGGTGCCCTGAAACTGGAACTGGGTTTCGGTCGTTCCGCTAGTCGCGCTCACCCATCCGTTCGTAAGCGCGAGCGAGATCGGCACAGTTACCAGATTTCCGGAAGAATTGGTGTACTGGAATGTCGCGTTCCCGCTTGTGTCCACGACCACCATGGGGCTTACGCCGACAAGTTCTCCCGCCGATGTGACGGCATAAGTGGTCCCGCCACCACCCAGGACGGGCGCGACCTGCAGCGCCGCGAGGTCGGCCGCGCCCGTCCCGGCGGCGTTCGTGAGAGACGAGAGGACGAACATCTGTAGCTGCGCCGCCGGGTTATCGATTGCGGGCAGGGTGTTGCCGGGCAGCGGGCTATTCTGGATCGGAGTAAGGTAGTACGCGAACCAATCGTATTTGCCGTCCCCGTGGAACGTGATGCTGCCGACCGTCGATGTCATGCCAACAGGCATCCGGTCCTGAACCGAGGCGATAAGCGCCAATTCCGCGTTGCCGGTCGGGTTCGGCCCGGCGATCACGACGCAGGCCTGCACGTAGGCGTTCCAGACCGTGTTGAAGTTGGCGATGAACAGCGCCTGGTTCGTGGTGGTCTGGTAGACGGGCGCCAGCGCCTGCCAGGCGGAAAGGTTCTGCTGCAGCAGCGTCGCGGCCTGATTTGCCGCGTTGCTCATCGGAACGCTGAATTCGTTCCCGACGAACGCGCTGCCGATGAGCATGACGAGCCCGGCGATCAGCGCTTCCGGATCGAAAAGCGCGTAGCCGGCGACGAGAAGCCCGATACCGACGAAGGTCCCAACTGTCGATCCGGCAAAGCTGAAGAAGGAACTCGGCGGCAGCGTGACCACGATGGACTGCGGGTTGATGGGTGGGGGGATACAGTGCGCGAGGTTGCACGCGCGCATCAGCATGTTGATGACGACCCAGAAGGGGTTCACGAGGCCCATCACCGACGTGCGGTTTCCGTTGTGGTCCCATGCGTAACCCGTCAGCCCGTAGTCGATGGGAATCGTCATCTGGTGCTGGTCGGGCGTGGAAGGCTGGATCGTGCTCGACTTCGTGATGCGCAGTTCGCACAGCGCAATCCCGGCGGCGTAATTGTTCGGCTCCCACACTTGCGGTGTGCCCGCGCCCAGTGAAAAGTAATCCGTGGTCGGGTTCACCGGATCGTTGCCGGCCACCTGCCGCAGACCCATGCCGGGCTGGTTCTTCGTGATGTTCAAGTTGCCGTTGACCTTGAATCCTTGCCACGTGTAGCCGTCAACCATGGGCGCCACCACGTACCGGAAGCCATCGGCGGTCGCGACCACCGCCGACTGCGTAAAGCCGCCCAGCGGCCCGGCGCCCAGGATGCCCAGCGAATCGGCATAGGTGGATTCGTCACGGTACGCGACCATCAACGCCGTGGCCATGAACGCGTAGAGCGGGTTCCCTCCGGAGTTGCACCAGATCTCCGGCAACGCGAGGCCCCAGATCGTTTCCGAGATGATCGAAGTGGCGGTGACCACATTACGCCCAAAGCCGATGAAGCCCGTCGAGTCATCCTTGATCGTCACGCCCTGCGGGTCGGCCTGCTGCCCGCCGAAGTAAGGCGTCATCCCGTGCGCTTGGCATCCGTTGGCCGATTCCAGATAGTAATCGCACGAGTTTGGGTCGCCGCCCGAAACCGTGGCACCGCTGCTGTTGTTGTATTGGAAGGCCACGCCAGCCGTCGATTCGCCCGACGTCTGCAAGCTCCCCTGCGTGGCGAACGGACAGTAGACGCCATCGTTGTATTGCTTCCAGCACATCCGGCTCGCCTGCCGCTCCGGGTACTGGTTCATAATCTGGAAGAATCCATCGGAGCAGGCCACCGGAAAGTTCGGCGTTCCGTCGCTCGTATACGTCCGCAGGACGCCCTTCCAGATTTGGATTACGATGCCGGAGTTCACGTGGAGCGCACAGAAGTCGATGGCGGCGTACATCAGGTCCGTGTCGTTCGAAAGCTGCGTCATGACGCGGTCGGCGTTACCAAACGTGAATTTCACGTTGTCGGACGAGCCTTTGATGTCCTGCGAGATCAGAACGTCGGAGCCTTGCTCTCCAATGCCGGTGACGCGCGGCAGGTATAGCTGCGAACTGGCCGACCAGCCCATAGCTGCGGCGACCGCGCCACTGGCGGCGTCCGTAAGAGTCACGCGCCGGTCGGACAGCCAGATATCCGGAACCGCGGCCTCTCGCACCCGAATGTGGATCAGCGGGATGATCTGTTGTGTCTCGGAAAGCAGCGCCGCGGTGAGCGCGCTCGAGGGGAACCGCAGGCAGGTGGAACTGACGTTGTACGTCGGTGCCTGCGTAGGATCGACGACCTCGATGAAGTTCAGCCCGGCCTGGCAGTAGTTCCGCAGGTCTTCGAGGGAGAGCGGTGTCTGCTGGAATGTGACGAGCGTCGGTGTGGTAGTACCGTCGGCATTGGGGACGTTATAAGTGAACGCCTGCCACGGCCCCTGCATCGACTCCCAGAAGGATCGCAACTCCCGTGCTTCGGTCCAGCCCAGGTTCGGCCGGACGAACCGGAAGCTGCGCGGCCCGATGCCGACGAAATACCGCTGCTCCTGCTTGGCGTCGAGCGAGCCAAATCGGTGCGTGATTACAGGGCGCGCGACCGAGAAGCCAAACGGCGGCTGGGTGGTGAGGGGGAAGACCTGCGTCCCGCTGAGGCCAGCGCCGCCGGTCGAGAGCGTGGTGGTGGGTACGGTGATGCGGCCAATCGTGTCGGCCATTACGCGACCTCGACCAGTTCAAGCCCGGAGACGTTGCTGCGGCACACGTCGGTCGCCTGCGTCCACGCGTTGTTCCGGAACACCACCGTCACACGGCCCTGAACGTTCGCGCCGGTAGGATCGTAGTTGCTGCCGGGAAGGTGGCCGGCGATTACGTCGAAGGGATCGTAAAAGAAGAAGGGCAGCAGCCCGCCGTTCTGTGCTTCGAGGAACGCATACAGCGCCGCCAGCGCCGTCGCGTTGAGGCGCTTGGTCTGGCGGTAGCTGCGGCGCGATGTCTGTGCGAGCTGCGAACGATGGATCGTTCCGTCGTGATACTGGTTCTGAAGCTGAACGTACTCGCGCATCTCGGTGAACGCGGTTGACAGCGAAAACGGCATCACGCCGGTCGGATCGGCATATAAGAGGTTTCCGGGCATGTTGGCTTTGATGGTGCGGCGAGTTAGTATCCGGGCATGAAAACTGTTAATACGATTGTTCTGGATGCGCTGCGCATCACGACACCATAAGCCCCGGCACTTGCAGGTTGGCCGACTGCTGCGCGCGCCCGTAGCCGGTGGCCTGCGCCGCCATGGACTGATCCGCCACGAAGTCCGACGTGATCGGCTGGCCGTTGATGTTGAGCGAGATGCTCGTGGCGCCCATGCCCGATTCCACGTTGGGGCCAGCCGTCGTCGGGAACGGCGACCCACCAAGCCCGCCCAGAGTCGGCAGGTTCGATGTGTACGAGTGCCACGCGTTGTTCTGGAAGCTGGCCTGCTGGTACAGGTTCCCGCCCTGCTCGACGAGCGATCCGGCGTAGGGCGTGGAAGCGGAGAGCGGCATCTTCTGACCGGTGGCTTCCGAATAGAGCATTACCAGTTGCCGGACCTTGGGCGACCGCACAGCGACCGCGATATCGTTGCCGAACTCGGATTGCGCGATGCTGACGACCTGCTTGATGGTCCCGCTGTTCTGCGGGATATCGACGCCATAGATCGATTTGATGTCGTCGTGCGCTTTCTTTTGCGGCGACTCGATACCGGCGAGCTTCTCCCCAATGCCGATGCCGGCGCCAGCCACGCCGCCGATGAGTGCGCCGAGCGGACCGCCCATCTGAAAACCGATCATCGCGCCTCCGGCAGCGCCCATGCCGACGCCGCCCCACGTTCCCTGGTGCGAACCCAGCAGGCCGCTTTCGGCGAGCATCATCCCGGCGGCGCCGACGGCCGGAGACTTGGCCACGGCGCCCAACCCGCTCACGAAGCCGCTGCTTCCCGAGTCCTGGAGGGATGTGAATTCCTTCTGGTTCCAGACGGAGCTTTTGAGGTTGGATAGGATCTGCGATCCGCCGCCGGAACCCTGGAGCTTGCCCCCCGCCGCCATCTGAATCATCTGCGACAGGCCCTGGTTCATCGGCAGATTGGCCATCGCCGCCGTGCCGAACGAACCGTTGGGCCCGGTCTGGCTGATGGGCGCGCTCATATCGAGCGTCTGCGCGATGCGGTCGTGGTTCAATGGCAGGTTCGCGAGGTCCGAGAAACTAGGCCCTGCGACCGCTGCGACCGTGGCGACGCTCCCGGCGCCAACGCCAACGCCACCGCCACCGCCGCCGGTCCGGATCGGGACCGAGACGGCCGGCGCGGAGATGCTGGGCAAGGAGACGCCGGGCATGCCGGTAGCTGCAGGAACCGATGGAGCCGACATGCCCATCGCGCCCGCGAGCACGGCGGTCATCGCCGCAATGTGCGCCGTGTTCTGGATCGTCGCGGCTGTGTTCTGGTCGGTCGAGACCTTGACCGGGTCGCCGCTCTTGCCACCCCCGAACATGTTCTTGAAGACGCCGGCAATCCCGCCCTTGCCGTCGTCGCCATAGATAATCGGGTGCAGCACGCTCGCGGTCACGCCACTGATGCCCGACACCACCGGCTTGAGCACCTCCTCGTGAATCGTCTTCGCGAGGTCCTTGCCGAAGTCGCGGGGCTTGGTAAAGAGCGTGTTGTAGAGCTTGTCCAGCACCTTCTCGATGGATTTTTCCTGCGCATCGAGCGCGTCCTGGGCCTCCTTGGCCGCTTTTTTCTGGGCCTCAGCGAGCTTCTCTTCCCACTGGTATCGCAGCTCGCCCACGGCGTTCGCGGCAGCTTTCTCGGCGACCATGCGCTGCTCGATGGCCTCGAGCGGGTTTGTGGACAGGTTGCTTAGCGCCGCCTGACGCGTCTTTTCGATCTGGCCGTAGTCGAGAGCCTGCTGCGCCTTGAGAACTCCCAGCGCGTCATCGTCGCTCGAAATCCCGATCATGCGCTTGGCATGCGCGAGCGCTTGCGATTCGCCCGTATCCCGAAGTTTCACCCATTCGGCGGCGAGCTTCGCAACCGCCTTGCTCTGCTCCTCCAGCCTCTTATTGCCCTCGGCGATGTCCTGGGCGAACGCCGATCCGATAGCCTTCGAAGACTTGCCGGACAACTCGTCCCACTTTTTCTTCTGCTCGTCGATTTCTTTGTTCAGCCGGTCCTGCTCGGTGTTGTACTCCTTGACCCACTTTGCGTCGTACACCTGCTTCAGGATCTCTACCAGAGGTGCAGCCTTCCCCTTGAAGCGTTCGAGGGCGTCTTCGATGGCCTCCTGGCGCTCTGCCGCAATTGCCGCAAACCGGTCCTCGCCCCCGCCCTGAAGTTCGGCCAATTCGCGCCGGGCCGAACGCACGGCGGCGCCATAACCCTCGTCGCCGGTTTTGCCCGCCGGTGGTTCGATCATCGGCGGGTGAGGTTTGGGGCGCGCGGCGATGGCGTCGAGTGCTTCAGTTACGTCGGCGAGCTTCGTCTGATTCGTGGCCCATTGTTCCGCGTTGGCGCTCAGCTTGCCGACGGGCATCGGGAACCCGTAATAAGCGCCGACGGCAGCCACCCCCTCCTTCACCCAATCCATCATGCCGGGCTTGGTCTGCGCTACTTGTTGCTGGAGAGTCTTCTGCTGCGCCTGCAATGCCGCCGTACCCTGCTGCTGAAGATCGGCAATGTGCTTGGCATGCGCCTCGCGTTCCGCCAACTCCTGCTTGCTCGGCGCGGGCGCTTTGCTTGCGATCTTGTCGATGACCCAACCGAAGGCGTTTGCCATATCGACGAGCAGCGACTTGATGTTGCGCACCGCCGATTCCCACCGCGTTTCGAACTCGACGACCTTCTGGTTCAATTCCTCGTAGCGCTTCACGTCGGATTCGTTCGGCCCGAAGCCCAGCTCCCGCGCCCGCTGGATGCGCTCCCGCAAGCCATCCATGACCGGAATTGCCTCGATCCCGGCGCGCTTGAACAGATCCATCGCCACCTTGTCGCGGTCAAAGCCCTCCGGCAGCGATTCGAGGCCTTTCGAGATTTGTAGCAAGACCGTCGAGGTCGGGACCATGCCGGTGCGCACGCCTTGGATATCGACGCCAAAGCGTTGCAGCCAGGCGCGCGCCTTCTCACCCTCCTTGCCGGTATCGTCGACCGCGTTCGAGAGTCCCCGCATCATGCGTTCGAAGATCGAGACGTCCTGGCCCACCGCGCGCGCTGCGAAGCCGAACTGCGCGACCTCTTTTGCCGTCAAACCCGTCCGCAATTCCGCGTCCTTGATGCGCACGCCATACTCCCCAAGGCTCTTGGCCGCTTCAAGCGTGGCGATAGCAAAGCCGGTGATGACCGCCGCGCCCGCGCCGAGCGCTACGCCCAGCGGGCCGATCTTCCCGAGCAGTCCGGTCACCGCGCTCCCCGCGCCCTGGATCGGATTCTGAACCGACTGAGCGATGCGTTCGCCGAACGTTTCAATCGACTTGGTTTGCTTTTCCAGCGCCGCCGTGGCGTCGGCCTTCTTCTGTGTGGCGATCATGCGGTCGTACGCGCTGGTGATCGCGTCGATGGCCTGCGGCTCCTTGGCATAGCGCTGGAGCAAGGAGTCGCGCTGCGCGATCAGCCGGTCGACGCCGCTCTTGCCGTAGGTTTCAGCTTGCTTTTCGAGTGACGAGATCAGCCGTTGAATCGACGTGCGGGTCTGATCGGTAATGCGAATGACCTTGCCGTGCGTGCCCTCGGCCTGCCGCTCGAAATTTTGGAGGTTCTGGTTCGCGCTGCGAACCGGCCCTGCCGTCGTGTCTTCGGCTTCGAGAATGACCTTTTCTGCTGCTGGCATCTTAAGCCACTCGTTTCAACCCGCTGAAGTATTGCTGCGCGCCGATCTGCCGGAATCCTCGCGAGGCCCGCTCGACCGCGGCGCGCTCCTGATCGTCCATCCCATTGGCGCCGTCTACCGCCACCACCAGGGGCCGATAGTTCTCCATGGCAGAGACGGTGATCGCCCGATCGCGCTCCGACACACCCCACATCCGCTCGATCTGATTGCCGTAGAACGCGATCTCGGACGCGGTCTGCATGCGGCCCGGCAGCGACTCATCGAGGAACCCGAGAGTGGCCCTGTTTTCGTTGACAACCAGAACCTTCAGACAGCGCAGCGTGTGGCCGGTCCACGTCCAGTCGCGGATCGGCTGGAGGCCGCGTGCGGTCTTCATATCGGGGTAACCCTTGTGGCCGTCGCGCCCCGGCTTGAGCGCCGCCGCCGCCTGGTCGTAGATGTTCATCCCACTTTGGATGCGTTGCCGGATGGTGTCCGCGAGCAGTTCGCCAAAGCCCAACATCTCGTCCGAGGTATACGGCGAGTAAACGAAGCGGGCGTGCCGCACCACCGGCTGATATCGAAAGCCCATCGCCTATCTCCTGGAGAGTTTGCGCAGCAGCAATTCCTGAAAACTCTTGGCGTCCCGATCCGCCGCGTCGACGCTGTCCTTGTGTTCCGCTTCAATCAACTCCATCGCCCGAAATTCCTCCTCGGTGATATCGTCCAGCGTGATCGTGATGCCGATTGTCTTCGCGTTCAACAATCGAAAGCACCGGCGCACCAGAAGCCCGTTCGGCGTCTCCATCGCCTCGTCGAGCAGGTTTTTCGGGCAGTTCGGCCCGTGACTGACGTCAATCGCCTTCCATCCGGCTTTGCAAGCCGGGCAGCCATCCAGCTCCTCCGACGAGGAGTAGCCGCACACCCGGCAGCGAAACACGCGGTCCGGACAGTCTTCCTCCCTGCCACAGGCTGATTGCTGCCGCACCGCCGACCGGATCAGGAATCGCAGGCCCGGCCCCTCTGGGGAGTCGGGCCCCGCTATTCCGGGTCGTCGTCGCCTTCGATAGCGAGCTGTGCGATCACCTCGGAGACGGCCGCTGACTTGTGAACAATCGGCACCGTCCCCGCGTACCCCACGTGGGAGACGTGGAGCTTGTCGTAAAGCGCCCCACTCGGCTCCAGGAAGGCCCGCGTCTCCACCGAGCGCCGCGCCGCCATCACGCTGGTCGAGGCCTTCTCGTGCTCCTGCATCTCCTTGGCGGTCGGCATGCGCAGCACGTGCACCACGCGCGCGCCCGGAACCTTCATCGCGATCCGGTAGTTATTGCCCTCGCGTTCGATGGCAGTGATGTTCGTCCGCTCGACGCGCCCGATCACCATGCCGGCCTCGGCGTCGTCGAAAGCCGGGCCGTCCTTATCGAGGCGGATCTTGGCGAATAGCTCCGCGTTGATCCTCGGAAGGTCGATGTCCTCGCTCTGCGACTTCCCGCGCCCGAGGAAATGGCGAATGGTGCGTTGCGCGCGCGCCCACCCGCACCATTCCTCATCGGAAGGGAAACGAACCTCGCACCGTTTCTCGCCGCCCGATAAGATCGGCACGATGATGGTTTTCGAGGCGTCAAAAAGGGGATTGCTGGTTTGCTGTTCCATCGATTGCTATATCGGACGGAAGGAGTCGCACGCCTACGCGGGGGGTGCGCAAATTCCTGCCTGGGGTGTGGTGATCGACATCGTGACGAGCCCGTTGGTCGGGTCATACAACTGGACGCCGGTAACCTGCATCGTGGCGATGCCATCGGTGTTGGACAACTCGACCACGTTAAACCCCATCGATTGAATGTCCATGGTGAACACGTTGTTGGCGTCGCGGGTAAAGGTGATCGTCGCCGGACCGATGACCTGATTGACCAAGTTGCCGTACTCCGCAGAGCCTGCCTGCACGCGCACCACAAACTGCACGGCGAAGCTCCGGTCGCCCCACTCGAAGCGTCCCTGAATCTGGAAGCCGTCCTGTTCGCCAGAACCTGGAAAGAAGCCCGGCCGGAAGTTGTTTTCCCACGAGGCGTCGAGCGACACAAAGTTCTTGCCAGATCCGCCCGCGAGGTAATTAATGCCGTTGATGGTCAACGCGGTGACCATCCCCGCGTTGAACTCGTGGAGCTGCTGAGCCCCGGTCGGAAGGGTAATCCCGCTCGGCGTCAGGTACTGACCGGTCGTCACGCACTCGGCGACCAGGGTGGCGCTCGCGCGGCCCGGAGAGTTCTTGATCGCAAGCTTCCAGTTCTTGATCGCGCACCCGATCAGGATTTCATCCAGAATCGCCGAGGCTCCGGGCCGCATTTGCTGCACGAACGAGAAGTAGGGCAGCTCGAGGCCGGTCGGGTTGGTCGCGCCCATCGCCGGAACAATCGTGTAGGTGGTGGGAGGCGTCGCCCCGGTGCCGGCAACCGCGGTCACGTTTCCGAGCGAGAATGCCATCACGAACGCCAGGAATTCGGACGAGCAGTACTTCGAAATCTCGTACGTCGGCATGTTGTAGTGCGACTTGAAGAGCTGCGTCGGGAACTCATGCCCTTTGCCGATTTCAGCGCGGTCGTCCTCGTTCACCGGCACCTTGGCCCACGGCTTGGTGTTGAGATTCGTAAGGCGCCAGATCGCCGTCTGCGCGGCGGGCGTGGTGATGTTCGTCTGCTGCCCGTAGCTCCAGCCATCCATCAGCTCGTTTATGTTCGCCATGGCTACTTGGCCTCCTTCGGAGTGGTAGTCGGTTTCACCGGCGCGGGTACCTGATGCCAGCCAGCAGCCATCAGCGGCGTCAGGGCTGCGCTCGTCGCCGGGACTTCCTTGATTTCGTCGCCCTGCGGCGATTGCATAAAACAGGTTGGAACGTTCTGCATCGTATCCTCGACTCCGGTTGGCACCGGCTTACGGGTTCGTGGCCTCGATCAGCCGGACCGCCACTTCGAAATACTCAAACGTGGTTCCGTCTGCGCTGATCACGATAGTGTTGCGCCGCGCCTCGGGCAAATAGAAATCCATCGGCTCGGCGTTCGGATCGATCTGAGTGTGGAGCATCTTTAGCGTGCTGCTCTCTGGGATGTCTTCGACGATCCAGGTCCAGAGATCCTCATAGCCGACGTTTGCGGTTTCCGGCGCACGCAGAAACAGCGCGAAGTGGTGAACGAAGACAAGCGCGTTCCCGAGCCTGCCAGGCCCGCTGCCGTTCCAGACAATCATCAGCGAGCCGGGCGGCATCGACAACACCGCCAACCTTACGTTCGCCTGAGTGGGCTGCCCGAAGACGGTGATGTTCTCGGAATAGAACTGTATCTGCGCGGAATTCCCGCCCAGCGCCTCGACCAGATTCGGAAGGGCCTGTAGTGCGGTAACCCATTCCGCGAGAATCGTTTTGGGGTTAATCATTGCGACGGCGGCTGCATTGTCAGCGTGAGGTGAATCATCCCGTACGGATCGGGCTGCCGTACGGTGGTCACCGTAAAGACCGCTCCCCATGCTTCAACGATGTCGCCGCGCGCGGGCAGGACCGGAAGATCCGTCGGGTTCACGTCGATCTCCTCAACACTCGCCACCGCGCCCGCTTCCATCCGCTCGCGGATGCGCCGGATGATCGTGATCGTGGAGGCGGTGCCGACCGCCTGTCCCGCTTGCATCGCCTGGTACTCCACAGATTCGCCGAACGCGTTTTGCATGCTGAGATTCACGCTCGCGGCGGTGGCAGACCAATCGGGCATAAAAGAGAATGAGCGGAGGGACGGCGGGCGAAGAGCCGCCGCCCCTCCAGCGGGTTCCTAGAACGCCGGGTTCAGGCGCACACGGACAGTCGGATCGCCCGCCGCGCCACCGGGCGCCGCAATCCCGTTTGCCTGCATCAGGACGGCGACACCGATCTTCTTGTTGGTGCCGACCGTCGAGGTGGCCTGGAATGCGGTGTTGTTCCAGTACACGTAATCGCCTTCGTTGAAAGTGCTCGTGTCCTTGGCGAGATCGAAGACACCCTCCACCTGCATTTCCATGTTGTCGCCGAGGTTCTGGTTGTTGACGGCGATACCGAACAGGTATCCCGTGCCGGCGATCTCCACACCGCCGCCCGAGCTTACGGCATACGGCGCGATCACCGTGATCGTCTTGCCTTGCTGAACGTAGTTCTTCATCGCTTCCTCTCGTTCTCCTGTGCCGGGCCGGCGAACCAGCCCGGCGATGCTTTCATGCTGCCGCACCTACTCGGCGGCTTACGCGCCCGCGCTTTTCTGCAGGCCGCGATAGTCGATAGCCGCCGCGCCGAAGTCCATGCGCGCCTTGATCTCGACGCCATCGATCTCGAAGCCCTGCTTGGTCTCGATGTACACGCCCTGCTGGCCTTCGAGGTAGCAGTACTCGATGGTGTCGATCTGCGCCGGGTCCGCGATCAGATACCACGCGATTTCGCTCGCGGCGTCGAGACGCGGCTCGACGACCGGAACGAGACCGCGCACCCACTCCGGCACCACCGAACCCGGAGTCGCCGAAGCGAGGTTGATCGGGAAGATGAACTGGAGTGCGTAAGTTTCGAGGGCGGTCGGTACCGCGATGAACCGCGGAATCAGGTTCAGGGGAGTACCCTGCGGCCCCTTCTGAAGGCGCATATTCTGGCGACCGTTGGCGAGCGCCGCCAGCGGGCCCGGCGCCTGGGTAGTGCCGGGATTGGTCTGCGGGTTGATGTTGGTGCCGGCGCCGGTCAGCAAGTTGTTATGGGCGGCGGCGAACAGCGCGGTCTGTCCCGTATCACCCGCGTAAATCGCCTGCGGGTTGTTGATGATCAGCCCCCAAACCGTGTCGGACTCCAGGCGGGCTGCGGCCACACCCAACAACGCCGGGACGCGAGTAAACGCCTGCAAGTCATCGTTGATAATCACCTTGCGGGTGATCGCCACGATCTCGCCGTAGGTGGCGAGCTGGTAGCTAACGTTGTTGTCGGTCAACTGCGCGCGGTGGTACTCGCCCTTTTCATTCAACTGCTGCAGGCTGGGGGCATCCGCCAGCATCACGCGATTGATCGGCTTGAAGTCGGCCGCCGTCATCTGGCGGCAGAACGGCTGGAACGTGCGGGGATACGCTTCGTATCCCTGGCGCAGGGTTTTGTTGGCGACGTTCGCCAGGATCGCGGGGAAGTCCGAGGTCGACTCCGCGCCGCCTTCGAAATACTCCACGCTGCGGGACGGAGCGCGCATGGCGGTCTCCGCGATGCGGTTCGAGTCCCAACCGCGCGTGTCCACGCCACGGAGTTGCAAGTACTCCTTGGCCATGTCCATCAGCTTGAAGTTGCGGTACTCCCGTCCCTTCTCCTCTGCGTCACGCTGCTGCTGCTCTCCGCAGCCGGCGAGATACCCTCCGGAGAGCGGATGGCGGGCGAGAAAGAACCGGCTATCGGCGCGCAGGGTGATCGCGGCCTGCATGCACTCCAGCCGCTTGACCAAGGCATCCTTCCCGCTGCCCAACGTCCCGCCGGTATTCGGGTTCGGAGTGAAGACACCGCCCTGCACGTCCTTTTTGCCGTGCTGCTCCATCGCCGCGAACAACTGTTTGCGGGCGTCGTCCACCGAGATACCATCCGCGATGAACTTGCTGACGATGGTCGGCCCATCGATGCCATAGGGTTGGACAGTGGCGCCCAGCGCAGTGATCTCGCTGACGCGCAACCGCTCGGCCTTAATCGCTTCCTCACGGACGGCGGCCAAGGCCTGATCGTTTACAACACGGGCATCCGCGCCCGTAGCCTGCGTGGTTTCCGGCATTGCAGGTTTCTCCTTTTGTGGGCTGAGTGCCCGGATTGCATCAATCACGCCCTGATCGGGCGCACCGAAGACTGCGATTTCACCGTTGGGTTCCGCGTTCAAAAAACACGTGTTGAAATCCGCTGGCACGGGGCACGGAGAAATCTCGAACGGCTCCCAGTCGGTCGCCTTGAACATCCCGATCTCCTGGCCGTTGAGATACGGCGGCTTCCCCTCCGGCATGCCCTCGGTCTGCATGTCGGTCTTCTCCCGCTTGTAAATGAACGTTCCGAAGCTCAGGTTCTGCACGATCCCAGTGGACGCCTTGCGAAA